ATAAGTAGTCATATAATTTACTATGTGATGGACGTTTCGGTCTTTTTACTTTTTTGTATCCTTGTTTCGTTAATGTTTTAGTAGCTCTATTTTTACCAGATCTACCAAATGCAAATGGAGTTGCGTATTGAGCTCCTGCACCTGCTGTAAAAGAAGCTCCTCCTACGTTTGTAGTATTTGCCTCATCTAACTCTTGCATTACTTCCCTAACTAACTGAACTAATTGTGAACGTGTCATAAAGATTTGAGTTCATTCACTAGGTCGTAATATTGCATTAAATTAATTAAATGGGTATCTACTATTTTTTGTTTATTTGACAATAAAACTATACCTTTAGATACCTCATGTAATTTAATTTTTATAATATCATCAGTTATTTTAGATGACAATTTCGAAACCTGAGTTTTTATTTTACTTAGTTCTTCATTAACTAAAGTGCGTAAACGTGTTTGTGAATTAACTGAAGTAATGAACTCTTTTAATATGATCTTTTGTTCTGGTAAAAGATCTTTATACTTGTTGTTAAACTTTTCAAGTAATATTTTAAACGTAAGAAGTTTCAAATCTTTATCGTATTTTGAATACTCTTCTATAATTGCATCTTTTACCTCTTTACTATCTTGTGGTTTTGAAGTAAGATGCTCTAAAATAGTAGTTTTATTATCTACTAAAGTTTGTGGATCTATTAAGTTATTAGAATTTTGAGCTTCTAATAAACAATACAAAGCAGCTAGAGGTTTATAGTCTCTAACTTGCATACCGAAAAAATCTTCTAGATTATAACTCTTTTTGATTTCGGCAATTATACTGTATTTACTTTCTTTTAAAACTTTTTGATTAAGTTTTCTTGATATCTCTGTAATAGTTGAAAGTATTGCTTCAGCTTTATTTTGAGAAACATTACTATTTTTTACTAAAAATTCGTATAATTTATATTCTTTTGCTAAAGATGTATTAGACCCATAATATTTTTTAAGTATACTAATAGCTGGAGAATCTTGATTACCTAAAGTATCAGCAGCAATCTGCTTTACCAATAGTTCAAAAATAAGTCCAGTATTGCGGTATTTGGAATGTTTTATCTTCATTCTACACGTTTACTATTATAAATATGACTTAGTTACCTAAATCTTTTATGTTGTCTTCATCAAGTAACTTACTATCATCTTGTTCTTTATTTTCGAAGACTAAGCTTTTAAACATATCTTTATTTTGTAAGTAAACTGTATTGGTGGTACTGTTTTCATTGACGTACTCATTATCAGATGGATAACCACCTTTCATACCGTGTTGACCAAGTGGATCTCTACCCCCTACTGGTTTATCTTGAGTACCATACACAGAAGCTTTTTCTCTCGGTCTACCACCTTCTGGTCCAGGTTCACCCCAACTTGGCTCTTGTTCTGAATAACCTGTTGGTAACTCCTCTGGAGTACCTCCTTTAGGTGTGTTAGTAGCTCTTCTACCGTACATTGATGCTAAGTCATGCGGTGTACCGTAAGAAACTCCTGATTTAGAAGGATCATTACCTTCATTCTCTATTTGAGCTAGTCTAAAGAAGCGTTTAGAATCTTCTCTTACTAAGTCTCTCATTTGCATATATTGATCTTCAGACATATCAAATATATTTTCATAGATATAATCTGATGAGAATAATTTAGTATCTTTCATTTGATTAGCTAAATCTATTTTCTCTTTTAATAATGCAACTTTTTCTTGTTCGAATATTATAGAAGGAGTAGTTAATTTTATTTCAAAATTAGTTAAACTTTCTCCTGTAAATCCTTGGGTATATAAATGAACTAATGCTATTTTAGTTAATTCAGATTCTAATATTCTTTGTATTCTTTCTACTGAACGAGCAAATCTTATATCTTCTGCAGCTAAAGTAGCTTTACCTTGAAGATCACCTTCAAAACCAAAATAAGCTTTTGGTATCTTAAGAGCAGCAAACATTTTTTCTTGTAAGTATCTTACGTCAGTAATACCATCATAATCTAAACCTTTGGTAGTTTCTATCCTAGTAGAAGAATCTCCACCTCTTACTGGTAGGTAAAAATCTTCCATCATATTTTGAATATTAAACTTAAGATTATATTGACCATCATCTCCTACATAAGGAGTTTTTTTCATGCTATTGATAGTTTTTTGCATAAACTGATCAACTTCATTTGGAGGTATAGCTCCTACGTTAATATAAAACATCCTCTTTTCTGGAGCTCTCATAATACGGTGTATTAACATCGCATCTTCCATTAACGTTGTTTGCTTAAATATTTTTCTTGCTGGCTCTAGATAAGACCTGCCGTAAGGTAAATAAGAAGTATCAGATATTAATCTAAAATGAGCTATTTCATAATTATCGAATTCAACTATTTTAGCCGTATCTTTTTTAGTATAGCTATAAGTAGGGCTTTGTGAAGCTGCTAAACCGTCAGGGTCTAATTTAAAAGTTACTTTAGCAGGTTGTTCAGGGTCTGTACCTTCTTCTCTAATAAAGTTATAAACAGTATAAGGTAGAACATTGTATACGCCGAACTTCTCTGCTATCTCTAGCTTTAGGAAAAAGTCTCCGTACTTACACATGTTTCTAGTCCATGACCATAAATTAAATTCTATATTTAATACGTCATAGAATAAATTGTATAAAATTCTTTGAATATTTTCATCAGATGATTTTACTGAAAGTATTTCATCTTGATCATTTTTTACTGTTGCTTCATCAGCTATAATATCTAATGCAGATGCTATAATAGGATCAGTATCCATAGCTTCATAATCTGTGTAAAGCTGTATTCTTAAAGTTTGGTAGTTTAAATTAGGGTTGTAAATATTTTTATGATTATATAAGTATAATCTACTAAATCTATCTATAAGTGAATTAGTTTGGTATCTACCAGTAGTTTGTATGGTATTAGTATCAGCTACTTTAAGTTCGTCACCACCTACGTTACGAATAATAACGTCAGACGAAAAAAGTCGTTGCAGCCTACCAAAAAGTGATTTATCTGCCATTTAAATATTTTTATATAAATAGTCTATCTAACTAACCAAGAAATATCCTCTTCACCATCTCTTGTCTTTATAAGATAAGGATTATTTTTCATATCTCCAACTGAAGTAATGACGGCAGGGTTTCGTTTATTAAGATTATTAAAAGATGATAATTGAGCTCTTGCTAAATCTATACCTTGTTGTCTTAATTTTAATGCTGTATCTCTAACATATAGAGCAGTGGCACAAGACATTATCAAATCGTCATTGTATCTGTCCTGGGCTTGTGCCTTACCATTTTTCCACACAAAAACTCGCATCTCAGACATTAACCTTTTTGATTGTATAGTAACTGATTTCTCACGAATATACTCGATCATCTTAGCTATAACTAAAGGACGCGTTCTCATAGACATTGTAAAACCGGGTACAAGCTTATCACGCTCATACTTGTGCATATACGATTCTACGGTTTCCTGATTACTGGTGGAACTGTAGTAGAGGTTGCGGTATTCCCTCTCTAAAACCTGCTCTATTGTTGCCCATCCGATATTAGCATTTTCAACGACCAGCAATGCTTCATTATACTCGGATGCTAGACCAGTCAAGAAATTACCGAAATCTTTGGGTGATAGCTTACCCTTGTATTCGGCCACTTGAACACAGTTCTCTATATCAAAAACGTGAGCTGCAGAATAGTCAGTAGAGTCTCCTCTAGCGACGTCAGCTACTACCATATACGATTTGACATAGTCAACTCCTTCCCATATCCATAAATTACCATCTACACCTCTTCTTTCAAGAGGGTCCTTTTGATATGTTTGTTCAAAGAATGACATATCATCAGGTTCAAATACAGTATCTCCAGATGCAAGGAAGTCGCAATCACATTCTTGACCTGCCATACGAGGACCTAAATCTCTATCCTGTTGGTTTCTCCAATCTTGGTCTCTTTCAGGATGTACTGTCCAAGGTAGTCGTATTGGTAAGAATGTATTTTCTCCAGCTTCAGCTTTCTCCCAGGTTAAATGAAACCAGTTACCAATACCGTTAGGAGTTGATAACGCCATACATTGACCACCGGTAGCTAACGTTTGCTGTGCTGCTGCAAAAGTATCTTCAATATTTTCTATAAAGGCTGCCTCATCCATTAAGAGTAACGATACTGCTTCAGATCTTGCAGCATCAGGTGATGATGATTTAGCTGTTATTTTTGATCCATTTTTTAATCTTAAGGATAATTTATTTTTTTCTACCGATGGTAGTTTTAACCATTTAGGTAATTCATCATACATAAAGATAGTTTTTGTTACTAAGTTTCTTGCAGTAGCTTGAGTAGTTGCTAAAGCAAGTACGTTTTTATCTTTATGAAATAACATTAACCATAAACTATATGCTGCAGCTAAAGTAGATATACCTAACTGTCTTGATTTAAGTAATACCATATTAGTATTGTCCTTAAATAAATGTAATACTTTTTCTTGAAATGGATAAAGATTAAATAAGATCCTACCTCTAGTTGGGTGTTGAATGTGGCAATACTTCTTCATAAAGTACGCCGGATCTTTACCGCACTTGATATACTCTTGTGCTATTATTTTTTTTATGTCCTGTGCCATAACTAATTTTAATCTGCTGGAGATCCAGATTTACCAAAAATAGACATATAATCTACTTTTAATTCTCCTGCTGATACAGTTACTTTATCTAAAAGATCTAATTCTTTAAATTTTTTAAAATCTATCAAAAAGAAATAAATTGATCCACTTTCTAAAACTGAAGCAATATAATTTTTATCCCCAGGTTTAACTTTAAATTTTTCCTTTGCTAATCTACCCATAAGTAGAGATGCTGCTTGTCTGGGTTCAGAAGGTGATTGAAGAAGACTATCTATAAAATCTACCTTTTCTTTGACAGCTCTTATTAGTTCAAATGTAGAAGCTGCTTGAAGTAAGCCTGGAGTGTTCTTGAGTTCAAAGAAATACTCAAATGCCTGTATAAGTTCTTTATCGGTAAAGCTCGTAGGTCTAACAATTTTTTTACCTTCTTGTAAATTTAAAACACTTCTTAATGCTTGTATACCAAATATTATAGTTAAAGCTCTTAAATTAGTTTTTTGATCTCCAAATTTTCCTAATCCTATTTTACCTGTATGTTTTTTATAAGCTTTGACTTCAGTTTTTATGTTACCAATTGTTAAGTCTGGATCTGCATCATTATGGTTGGCTGCAGTTTTGACTGGGTTTTTTTGATAATTATATAACCAAAACATGGCTAGTTCTCCTGGACCTACTGTGTTGTTTCCTGCATTATTGTTGAATAAATATTTCCAACCTTTGAGATCATCATCGTCTGTAATTGCCATTTCTCCAGAACCGTTTGGAGCTTCATATCTTCCTTTTACTGCAGGTATATTACCGTTGAATGCTTCTTCTAATGATTTAGGAAAATCTATTGCCTCATTTATAAGAGGAGCATCCATTTCGGCTAAAATATCATCTAAAATAGCCTTATCATCAGGGTTTTTAATATTAGGTACACCTGATTTAGTTCTCCAAGCCCATTCGGTATATAATCTTTCTACTACGTCCATTATCCTTCTTCTCCAGCTTCAAAATCTATTGGTTCATCTCCTAGATCAGCTCCACCTTCTTCTCCTCCGGCATCATCTGCTCCAATATCATCACCTCCGGTATCGCCGCCAGCATCACCTCCAGGAAAATCTCCTCCACCTCCGCCGCCAGCAGAACCAAAGTCAGCATCAGCTCCGCCACCTTCTTCTTCACCAGCTCCTTTCATAGGTGCTTCTCTATAAAGGATAGCAAGTTTATCTAATGCTTGTTGGTAATCAGCTATATTTGAAAGTAAATATCTTTTACCTAATATACTAGCTTCAAAACTTTTACCAGTCCATTTTAAAATGTAATCTTGACCATTTTTAAGATTTACTCTAAATGATGTAGGTCTGGGTGATATCCAATCTATGGTGTCTATAAATTCTTTAAAGTCTTCAGATTGTAGTTTTATTATAGCTTGTCTTAAAGTAGGAAACTTTCCTAATATTTTATCTGTAGCGTCTTCTAATACTGTTTCAGGTCCAGCTTTCATATCTGGTTCCTCTTCTGGTTTGGGATCTTCTTCTTCTTCAATTTCGTCTAAAAGTGATTCATTTAATCCTATAGGTAGATTTGTTTGACTACTTATATCAACACCTTCTCCTTCTAGGTCATCAATCATACCAGGGTCAAAATCTTTTTTAGGAAAATACATAATAACATTACCTGCTCCATCATCATCTACTATGTCTGTAAATTTTGTTGGATGGTAAATAGTTTCGATTGTGTTTTGAACAGCATTAAGCATAGCTTTATCTATTCTTGGTACCTTAATATAGTAAAGTCCATCTGGTGCTTCATTAAGCTCAGATAATACCTCAGCGTATGCTTCTAAAATAATATTATTTAAATATGATTTTTTCATATTTTATTTATATTGGGTAACTGGTGGTACTTTAGATCTTTGATCATCTTTAGGATCACTTTTACGAGCACCTCTTTCTTTAGCATCTTTAGTCATTCTACCTTTAACTAAATTACCAGATTTAGTAAAGTAATGTCCTGCAGGAGCTTCTTTAGTTTCTCCTACTTCATCTTCTTCTTTCATTCTTTTGAGAGGAACTAAATTACCATCTGCATCATATTTGTGAGGTATGCCATTCTTCATTACATACTTCTTTTTAGGTTTAACAGCATCTTTTCTAGCTTGAGCTAAATCAGGTCTTTCTTCTCTACCTCTAGAAATTGTTTTGCTTCTACCTTGACCTGTACCAAATCCAGTTGCAGTTGCTTCGTCGGCTGTAGTATCTAATTCTTGATCAGCTCCTGTTTTTTTAATTTTACTATGTACTCCTGCTTCGTAATCCTTCTTTTCTTGATTTAATTTTTTTACCTTTGCAATAAATCCTTTCCTTTTAGGATCATCTTGAGGTAATTTATTCATTGAAGGAGCTAACTTTTTAACTTTATCAATATCAGCTTGAATATCAGATAAGTTTCTTGCTTCGTTAGCTTTAGGTTTAGGTTTTACTATTTTAGTGTAAGCCATAGTCATTGGACTTTCATCAATATTTTCTTCTAAAGCTAATCTGTCTATTGCAGGTTGTTTCTCTTCTGCTTCTAAATAATGCTGAGCAGCTCCAATATAATCTTTAGCTTTAATTACTTTAGATTGCCACCAATGAGGAAAATCAACTTCTCCATCTCCTTGATCATACTTATGTATTTGTTTATAAAGTTTAGCTGCATTAGTTATAATATCGTAAAGATCTTTTTTGAGCATGCTTGGTTCATCATCAGTATGACCTACGTCTAGATCATCACCTCCCATTTCATCTTCCATCATACCCTTAGCTTTTCTCGCATCTTTTTCTATAGCATCTTTTTCTCTTTTCATCAAAGCTTGTATTTGCTTAATTCTTTCTCTATCTTTTGGTGTTAATCTTTCCATTCTTTTACTTTCTAAATCTTCTGGATCTCCTGGTTTCATTTCTGATGTAAGTGTAACATTTGCTCCGTCATCAGCTAAATCTTTAGCTTTTTCTTCATCATCAGTAGATATTGTACCTTTATCTGCTTCTGCTAATTGTTTTTGCAAGGATTCTCGCAATACTTCTAATTTCTTAGTAGTTTCTTTTATATTAACCTTTTCTTGGGTTTTATATTGACCGTTTTTTATAAGATTAAGAGTATTTTCACACTTGGTTAATCGGTCCTTTATTTCTTGATAAGTCATTTGCAAATGTTTTATATACGTATATAAATAAATAGTCTAAGGATTACTACCAAAAATAACCTTGTAAGGCATATTTGTTTTTAAAAGAGTATAACCTAATGCAACACCTTCACCGTTACCTACTCCTCCTTTATGACCATGATGATCATATGAATTTTTAGTAAAAGGTTCTTTCATACTTTTAAATATAGTTAAAAATTCTGAATAATCCTGTAAAGGAAACAACATTCTGTCTTCATGAACTAACAAAACATCGTTTTCATGTATTTCTTCACGTTTAATAATTTTTTGAAAAAAGTCCCAAAAAGGATGTTGTTCTGGAGGTAGTGAACTTAAAGTACCTTTGTCAGTCCAATATTGAAAAAATTGAAGTTGAGGTAAATCAAAATCGAAAAAAGAATAATCTCTTTCAAGATTGACTAATTCGTCAGCATCATATAAAAGTCCTAAACTTTGATTTTCTAGTATTTTGTTAATTCCAAAAATAAACTTATCAAAAAAATTAAATATAGGTTCTTTATACCTTTCAACAGTAGGGCCTTTCGGAAATAGGTAAGGTTTATCGGTTAATATGTGTATATTAAAATTTTTAGAGAAATCAGTTTCTAAAAAACTTAATACTTTCTCTATATATAAGTCTCCTACTGCGCAAGTAGTTAATAAAGTTTTGTTTTTCAATATTTTTAATCAATGACTTTCAAGTAACTAAATAAGTATGGTTTATTAAGGTAATCATCTTCAAAGTATTTTATACCTATTTTATTAAATCCAAATAGTTCAGCTTTATATATAGCTTGATCATATTCGTTTAAATGTTTCCATTCTTGTTTTTTATCTAAAAGTTCTTTTGATTTATTTACCCAATTAGTTGAATTTATAAAATTTTCTAATTTAGATAAGTTAGATAGGAATTCATTATAATCTCTGGCATCTATTTCAAAATGAAATATTTCAACTGCTTGATCTTCATCAACCCAATCAACTGCAAAATCAGCTCCATATTTAGGTTTCATATGAACCATTCTCCATAAATGAGGATACTCTTTAGCTTTTTCTTTTATCATTTCTAAAGCTTCTCCTTTATATGCTAATCTATGTAAGATATGAGCATGATCAATTAAAATATTAGGATGAGATTCTATTTCTGAGTACCAATGTTGAAGTTGTACTTTTAAAGCATCATCAGGTACTCTTCTAGTTTGTCTTTCCTCAACAAGTATTGGTATTTCATTTGCAGCATAAAACTCTTTTTCGATAGCATTCAATTCATAACCTTCTCTATCAAAAAATGATTCGGTCCATTTTACCTCACCAACTGCAGGTTTATCTAAATATAGATCTTTAACTACTGTATAATCATTCTTTTTAAACATATTATTTCTTTTTTCCGCCTTTCATATTAGCGCACCAATGGTACATTTTACCTTTTTCCCCACCATATCTTTTAGCTTTAGCTCTTAATGAAGTAACTGAACCTTTACAAGAAGCTCCTGCTTTTTTTACTCTACCGGGTCTAGATTTACCTTTTACTTT